ATGAAAAAGTTAACCGCTGTTTTGCTTATTTCTGTTTTACTTATGCTGTCTTTTGTCGGATGCGGAGATAAATACAACGAAGATATGTTTATCGGAAAAACATCGGCAGAGATTGAAGAAGAGTTCGGTCCCTTTGATTGCACAATAACTTCTGCAAGCGCAGACGGATTATATAGAAACGGTCTGTGCGGATATACAATAAAAGAACCGAAAAAAGGCTTTTTAGGAACTTCGGATGAAGTTTTGTATTTTATATCCTTTGATGAAAACGGAATCGCCGTTGAATGTGAAGAAGGATATCGCCCCGGCGGTTGATATCGTTATAATTTATGTTTTAATATTAAAAAGGAGGCACAACAAAGTGCCTCCTTTTTTCTATCAAATCAAACCTAAATCATGTTTCCAGATAAGGATTCTTGCCACGGACTCTTCAATTTGCGAGTGAGTCAGCTCGCCCTTGTTGTAGGCTTCGAGGACGGCATCATATTGTGTTCGGTATTCCGTACTGCAAAGCAGGTCAACTCCTGCTTTGACAGCCATCACAGCCGCTTCGCCTGCACCGTAACGAGCGGTTATTGCGCTCATGGAAAGATCGTCGGTCATAATAATGCCGTTGAAACCCATGTCATCCCGCAGATAGCCCATAACCTTTGGCGAAAGGGACGCAGGAAGCTCGTTATCAAGACAGTTTACGATGGTGTGACTTATCATTATAGCGTCACAGCCTGCCTGAATACCGTATTTAAAAGGAACAAGATCGTTTTCTTCTAAATATTCCAATGAACGCTCGTCAACAGCAATACCCACATGGGTATCAACATTATTGCCATATCCCGGGAAATGCTTGAGAACAGCCCCTGTTTGCTGTCCGCTCATAAGCTCAACCACAGCCGAAATATATTCGCCCGTTTTCTCGGGGCTTTCACCCAGGGAACGCTTATACATAAATGCGTTTTTGTCGGTGGTAACATCACAAACAGGCGCGAGATTTACATTTATCCCCAAATCCTTCAAAAGGATGCATTTCTCGGTTTCGTTATTCAAAACCATTTCAAGCCCACCCGATTCGTAAAGAGAACGGGGAGAAGGGAAGGGCTCACTGCGGAATTGCGAAAACTTACTAACGCGGACAACCGTTCCGCCTTCTTCGTCAACCGAAATAAGCAAGGGAATTTTAGATGCTGACTGATAATCCGAAAGGATTGATTTAAGGCTTTCGGGAGTTTCGTTCTTGACATTGTTTGCAAATAAAACAAAGCCGCCTAAATTATATTTTCCAATGTCCGCTATCGCTGTATTATAATCGGGGCAACGGGCAAGAAAAAGCTGACCGATAAGCTCTTCATCGGTCATTGTGTTGATTATCGAATAGGGATCAAATTCATCCTCGGGTGATCCGATAACCTCGGAAGATTCGGAAGATTCGGAAGATGTTTCCGAAATATCGGAGCTTGCTTGGGAACTGCTTTCGGACGCTTCGGACGATGATTCGGCAATACTATCGGAAGAAGCATTTGAAATCTCCGCTTCGGATAGGCTCTGACATCCGCAAATTCCCAACATGACCGCAGTTGTAAGCCATAAAATTCGTTTCATATATTTCATTCCTTTTTTGTTTTGTAAGGTTAGTTTTTGTTGTATTTATTATACCACAAAAAACATTTCGGTCAACGATTATGGCGGAATTATTCGAGTTAAATTAAATAATGAAATCCTTGCTGTCGCAAGGATGAAATCAGCTAACGCTGATGAAATCTTCGGCTCTGCCTCAGATGAAATTAAATCCACCCATCCGCTTCTCACAGCGGATTTCATCCAACGAAGTTGGATTTCATCGTCAAAGACGATTTATCCCACCCGTATGGGTGGATTTAGTTGAAAAGACTCCACACTTGTCATAGACAAATGTGGAGTCTTTTCTGGTGGAGCATAGGGGATTCGAACCCCTTTGTATGAGTTAAAACGCCTTGATATTTCAAGGTGATTGCGATTTTGTGGAAACTTTTATGGAAACCATTGCATAACCTATCACTTGAAACGAGCGTTGAAAGCATCATTTACCTTGTTCCGCTCTGCCTCAAGTTGTTCTCCGAAAATGTCTTGATAGACGCGTTTAAGGGTGTTGGGGGTTGCCCATCCGCCCATTTTCATAGCGTAGATATCCGGAACGCCGGCAATGATCAAAGCTGAAGCGTAATAATGGCGCAAGTCGTGAAATCGTATGTTGCTACATTCGGGAATAGAGTTGCGTAACTTATAAAAACGCTTCATTGTTGCGTTTAACGATAGAGAAAATAGAAACTCTTTTTCCATATATGGCTCTATAGCTTTTGCAACCATATCGGGGATATCTACCGTTCTATTTGATGTATCAGTTTTTGGTGCTCGTATTTCTTTAACACCTGTGGCATTAACAAATGCACTGTTTATTATAAGTTGTTTTTTCTCTAAATCTATATTTTCGCATTTCAAGGCGAAGATCTCTCCTCTGCGTAATCCGCAAAGGGCTCCCAACAGAATTGCAAGCCGAAGCTCGCCTTCTGAAGAGTTTATAAGTAATTTTATTTGTTCGTGGGTAGGAGTTTTGATTTTTTCTTTTATTTGTCTGCCTATCTTCACATTTGAGGTATCAAGAGGTTTATCAAAGTATCTTAAAGACGCGGTAAGTAACCCCAATGCGTTCTTTTTTGTTTTTGTAGAGAGGGAAGAAAGCTCCGACATCAAAACCTGCATATCGCGGGTACCAAAATCGGATAAGGGTATGTCTCTGATAGAGTCGAAACGGATCCTCGCCATAGAACGGTAACCTTGAAGCGTATGTGGCGAAAGTTCGCTTGCCTTCTGCTCGATATATGAATCAATGCAATAACCAACAGTAAGCTGTCTTTGAGCAGCTTTTTTTGTATCTAAGGAGAGTTCTGCTGCTCTTGCCAAGGCTTCTTTCTTTGTCGGCGCGGTAACCGAAGCGAATTTCTTTTTGCCGTTTAGATCTGTTCCGAGGAATACCTTGCAACGCCAATTTCCGCTTTTAAGTTTTTCGGGCTTCATAGCTTTCTCCTTATACATTAATTTTAATCAAATGCGTATAATATTATTGACAAATCCCTCAAATTGTAATACAATGTATTACAGAAAGGAGGTTGTTGTTATGACCGTTTCTCTTAGATTGAATCAGGAAGATTCCGAGTTGATAAAAGCTTATGCGGAATTAAACGGGCTTTCGGTTTCCGAACTGTTTCGGCGTGTGGTTCTTGAACGCATCGAGGATGAACACGATTTGCGAGCTTACGAAAAGGCAATGGAGGAATATCGTGCCGACCCCGTTACCTATTCTCACGAAGATGTTAAGAGGATGTTTGCTGACGAATGAGATATACTGTTGAATACACGAAGAAAGCAGTTAAAGACCTTAAAAAGCTCGACAAATATACTCGTGCTCTGATACTAAGCTGGATTGAAAAACAGCTTGTTGGGTGCGAAGATCCTCGTGTCCACGGTAAGGCGTTAACCGCAAACCGTAGCGGACAATGGAGATACCGTGTGGGCGATTATAGAATAATTGCCAATATACAGGATGAAAAGATCATCATCTTAGTTCTCGAAATAGGTCACAGGCGTGACATTTACGATTAACTACCGACCTGCAGGGCGCAAAAGCGCTCTGCTTTTTTTATTTTGTAGAGAGGGGTTTGTTATGCTTTTACAACATCGAAAAAGTCTTTTTCTTTCACGATTTGAATATCAATACCCTTATCAATGTATTCTTGCGCTTTTTCGAATTTTGTCCCATAGGTTCCATGGGCGTAATAATTGCTCCCTTTACTTCCGACCAAAAGAACATTAAGCTTTTTAGTAACACCTTTTGCGATACTTCCTCCGCGTTCGACGATAAACGCTTCTACCTCTGACTTGCTTCCGAAATCAAAATCACCTGTCAGACAGAAGCTCTTCCCCTCAATCGAATACAAATCGGACTTGATTGCAGATATCGGATCCAGCATATCGTGAATGATCGAGGAAAAATATTCAGATTCCTCTTTTGTAACAATTCCATCCTCAAGGACCTTCTCCACTGTAGCTATCGCCTTATCAAACGGGAAGTGATTAGAAAGATAAATATTATCATAAAGCCATTGGCGCAGGTTGATACATTCACTTTCGGTTATTTCACCATCAACGGTAATACCTTTTAGAATACCGTCAAGTATTTGTGTAGCGAGTGTTACGGGAGCGGTGGAAACGATGTCGAGATAGGCTTTAATAGAATACTGCAGGTTTGCAAGCTCCCCGAGCGTTACTTTTCCGTCTGCAAGGATTTCATCAATAGAATCGATAATACTTTTCATATCCTTTTGCGCGGAATACTTATCGTTTGCCGCTCTCCATTGACGAAGAAAATCAATTTCATCCTCACTTACAATGCCATCGATGGAGAACCCACGGACAACACCGTAAAATTCACTTAAGTTCTTGCGAAGCTCGGCACTGCCGATGTATGCGGCAAAATCCTTTGTTTCTTTTATGTTGTATTTTTTAATGCATTTATTCGGGTCGATATCGTATAATTCGACCATCTTTTTAAATAGATCGGAGCAGGCGCAGGCATCATCAAACGCATTATGCTCGGAATCTATGTCTATATCGAAATATTCGCAAAGTGTAGAAAGCTGATAATTATCAACGCAATGTCTGTCTATGCATTTCATTGCAAGGTCGTAGGTGCAAATGTAATACAGCTCAGGGATATCAAGGTTATAACGCTTGAGATTTTTTACCAGGGCATTCAGATCAGAAGAAGCTACATTGTGGCCGACGATAACCGAATTAACAAAATACTTTTCTATATCCTTCCAAGCTTCGGGAAAGGTGGGCTTTCCGTGTACTGTATTCGCATCGATGCCGTGGATCTGGGTACAAGCAAACGCGAAATTGTCCTCGGGATTTATGTATATTTCTCTTTCGGGGAATACCGGCTCTCCGTCATAAAAGTTTTCACAAACCAAACCGATTTGACAGATAGATTTATTGTGAGAATTTGCGTATTCAACATCGAAATATGTTACGCGGTCCATAACGGGCTTTCCTTTCTTTTTGGGAACTTTTGTTTTTGATTGTGTATTAACAACAATAGATTTTGATGCTTTTCTTTTATCGAGATGATAAAAAGCAACTTTGCAAACTATATAATTGCTTTCTTCGGAGCAGTCGCTTATGTATGCCGCTATGGTGGTTCCGTCACGCTCGCTTTCGGCAATACAATCGGATAAACATTGTGCATCCGCAACACCCAGACAAATATCTTTGTGCTTTGCGATTAAAACATCCTCGTCATCTTCGTTTGATTCAAAGGTTAGATCTATTTGCTCTCCGATTATTTCCAATGCATAAGGAAATGCTTCGTCAGAAGGGGTGATAAGATAGTCATTGATTTTATACAACTGAAAACTATCATAGCTCTGAGGGATGTATTCGTAGTTACTTTCTTCTGTTATGTTTATTCTGTTTTCTTCGGCAGATTTTGCAATATTCCGAGCGTACTCCTTTAAAGCATCAGAGGCACGAACTTTGATCATTGCTTGATTTTCCATAACTTTGGCAGCTCTTAAACGAATCTCAGCTTGTTTTTCCCTTGCTCTTGCTTCTCTGATAGACTCCTCAGCTTCTTGTATTTTAGCATCGGCTTGTTTTTCTATAGCTCTTATTTTTGCTTCGGCTTCTTTCTTTTCTTTTGTTCGTGAGCTAGCCTCGGCTTGGGCGTTTGCTTTTTCTTGTGCTTTGGCTTCTTCTGTTTGCGCTTTAGCTTCCGCAAGCTCTTTTTCTAAAGCCTCTGCTCTCGCTTTGGCTTCTCGCACTCTCTTTTCGGCTTCTGCTATGGCTTTTTCCGCTTCTTCTTTTGCCTTGGTTTCAGCTTCAGCTCTTGCTTTGGCGCGAGCTTCTTTCTCGGCTTGTGCTTCTTGTTCTCTTTTTTTAGCTTCGGCTTTTATTTTGATTTGCTTGTTTTCTGCATTTGACTCTTTTGCAAATGCATAAAGAATCCAAATGAAGCAAACTCCGATTGGTATCAACAGCAACATCGGTTTCCATATTACGAAAGGAAGAAAAACCGCAAGAAACAATATACCATAAACGATTAGCCATTCTTTAGACTCTGAATCTATTTTTCCTGTATTGCTTTTGGTTTTGCGAGCTTTATCGACTACTTGCTTGAATTTGATGCATAAACAGATAACAATCGTAACGATAAAGATGAAGCCGAACAACATTTTGTTTCTCCTTATCAATCTGGAAGCGGTTCGCCGCTTCCTGTTTTGGCATTTTTGTCGTTATCCTTGAAATTTTTTTAGTATAATATATATGAGTGATGTTAATGACGATTGGAGACAATTACTTCAATCGTCTTTATTATGACATATAAAATATCAAAGATAGTTGAAGTATTGGGGGGGCGGTTTTTGCTTTCGATACTTCTTTTTTGGTAAATGATAGCGAGAGATGTTTTTGTCGTTAAGATGAAAACTTTTTCAGTATACTATTTACAGAGGAATATTAATGATGATTGGAGTGTTGGACACAACCGTAGGGTTGTGCTCGTCGCTCCTTTTTTTATTTCGAAAAAACGGGCGATACATTACAAATGAGGAGTGCAAAAACAACTTTAATGTAAAAAACATATCAGGAGGCAAAAAATGCAAGAAAAACATATAAAGGTGCAACAACTCTTAGAGGAAATAGCGATGATCGGAAAGCTTGACGAGGTTATTCCTCAGATTTATGAGCTTCTAAAAACTTCTCCAAAAAGTCAATCAAAGAATCAAGCTGATAATCAGGAACATCTTTAAGAAGTTCATTTAATTTTTGCAACTTTTCTGAAGATGCCGAAACCGAGGGTGCACTCCTCTCCTCGGTTTTGCCGAGTAAGTAGTCAGTAGATACTCCGAAATACTCAGCAATAACGCTTAAGGTTTTGCCGTTGGGCACACTGCCGTTTTTCCAACGAGTTACAGAGCCGTGCGCGAAACCTAGTTTTTTTGTTAAAGGGGTTGGTTTTTCGCCAACTTTCTCACATAAAGATACAAAGTTCTCCCAAAACATATACTTATCCTTTCAAATTCCACAAAAATCGCCCACAAATTCTGTTGAGTATAAACAAAAATGATTATTGTGGACATTTCATCTTGACAAAGTCCATTTTTGTGGTTTATACTATTCCCAACGAACACCGAAGCCAAGCGATAAACCCCTTTACCGTCTTGTTCTCTTTTGGTCATTTTCTGTTCTCCTGTAAAATTCCCTTATAGAATTCCCCCGGCAAGAAAGTGTTCGTTAGGAAAAACGATTACCGCGCACGCGCGGCGTTTTTCGTCCCTCGCTGATACCAAAGTATCAGCGAAGGTAAAAAAAGACACTTCGCGGCGGTGTATTAAATTGTACTTCGCACTTACATATTACCACGCCGCCCGAAAAGTGTCAAGAAATTTCAAAGAAAGGAGGTAATGGAGATGGAATATACTGACATCATAGAAGGTTTAAGATGTTGCGATGGTAGTGGCAGTTGTAATAATTGTCCTTTTAAGTCATCTGATGCCAGTACAGCGAAAAACTGTAGCGTACGCTTATCGGAAGCAGCCATCGAAATAATCGAACGTCAAAAATCCGAAATCGATAAGTTGAAAGAGCAGAATGATATTCTTTCAGAAAATGCAGATACGGCTTTTCAAGATGGATTGAACGAAGCGCAAGAATTATACGCGGAGCAGATAAAAAGTAAACTCATAAAAGAATGTTACGCTAACGATTATGCGGCAATCCAACGTCAGTTAGGTATTATCGAAGGAATATCAATAATGCTTGCAGATAGCGAAGCAGCAATGCTAATTGGCGTTGTTCAAGCTATCGAAGAAGTTTTAAACAAAAACGAAAACAAGCCGACTGCTGACGAACAGTCGACTTGATTCGCAAGAAACACGAAGGTTTTACATCGTGCACCAAAAATATAAAGCGTATTTAGGATAGCACTTTGTAAATCCTTTGTCAAGAAGAAACGACAGAAGGAGGAAAAATAATGGCAAACAGAGACCCCTACCGTATCAAGGCCCGAGCTGCAGATTTGGACTTGAAGAGAAGCGACATCTGTGGATTGATGAAAGATTTGGGTGTGGAATGCCTGCCCAACAATCTTTCGAGAGCACAGACGAATGAAGTTAAGACCCCCAAAGATTGGGAGATTCTTCAGACCGCCGACAAGGTCCTGAAGGACCTGGAAGCAAAACGCTGTAAAGGAGTGTGACGATTATGCCCAGAGCATTACCAAATTCCCCTAATTCGATTCGCAAGAAGAAAGATGCGCTGATAAGACAAGCCTACTGGAATGCACGCGGCGAGCGAAAGGTTCGTGCTTATGAAGCCGCGGCGGCAATGAAGGTCTCGGCGCCAACGCTGATCGCAAAGATTGAAAACCCCGAAGAAATGACAATAGCACAGTTCCGCGCCCTTCGTGACCTTATCGGCATCACCGACGAAGAACTCCTTCAGATGATATGAGAGGGTTAAGATGAAGCTTGTCAGCGACAAAAACAACGGTTTTGATATATCCGACATTCTATCCCTCGATGAAGGTGACATCACTGCAGGTTTAACCGAGGCGATGGATACCACGATCGAATATATTAAACGAAAAGGCCGAGAGCTTGGTGTGCATGACACGGGTCAGACCTTGAATTCTTTGAGCCGTGGTAAGGTTAAACGCTACCCCAACGGCGATTACGGTATATCTGCAACATTCAAGGGTACCCGTAAGACGGGGAAAGGCAGAAGCGGAAAACCTTTGCGCAATTCCGAGGTTGCCTTTATGAACGAATTCGGAATCAAAGGAAACGGCGATGGCAGAGTGATTGCCGCTCGTCCTTTTGTGTCCGAGGGCAACGAAGCTGCTGCCGATGAGGTAGCGGAAATTATTCAATCGAATTTATACGGAGATAAAAAATGAAAAAGATTTTAAATGTAGGCGGAAGGGTCCTTCCCTCTCTCGTTGCGATATTGGGATTGGTTATTATGTTTCTTTCTGCAGGATCCGACGAGTTCGGGATATTACATGGTTCCGGCTCTCCTGTGATGGCATCATATCTCTGCTGGGCAGGCTTGGCATTGTTCGGTATTGGATGTGTTGCATCCCGAATTAACGAAGCACGCTATAACGCAAGGAGGAACAAAAGATGAATCATAGACCTTACAGAGGTTTCTGCATAAAGCCCAAAGGAAAAGTTAAACTCAACATTAACGGTAAGATCTTGCAGGGTGAATGGATCGAAGGATATCTATGTGATGACTTCATTTGCTATTGTGACAGAGATGGTGATTGGGGTGATGAACACATCGTTCTCGAAACTGTTGGCCAACATACCGGATGCATCGATGAAAATATGACGGAGATCTTCGAAGGTGACAGAGTTGTCTATAATGACGGGTGCTGTTATTTTGAAGGAACTGTACGGTTCAAGAAAGGCTCCTTTGTTGTAGTTCCTGATAGCTCCTATTCAAGACCTTTCGAAACTCCTTTATCTGAGCTTTGCGGAAACGGCGAAAACAATAATATGACCGAGGGCCTCGCTGTCGTGGGTACAGAGTTTGATGCAGAGGGCTGATATGGATGCGCTTTTGACGACACTTAAAAATGTGATATTCGACGCATCGTATCATAGGATGATGGGACATCCTTTGTCCGAAACTGCAGAGTTGATTTACGAAAGTTATAAGGATAAGCTCATGGTTATCCCCGACGCGCTTGAGCAGGAAGTGAATATATACGAAGCGAAAAGGTACTTTGTCGAGAGGGAGCTTACTCCTATTTTGAAAAGAATCGACCCGATGATAGATCGTGCTGAATACGAAAAGAATGATTACGGTGAGTTTGTGCTCGTGAATTATTCGGATAAGGACTCTAATTCGATAATCATAGATGTTACCGCCGACAGCTTCCTTGCAATAACCAACGATGTACTGGAGGTGATCGGTTAAATGGCGATAGCTACCGATAAAAGGTATTACTCGGACAAGCCTGATTTTTCATGTATGTCGCGAAAAGATATCGTTATATCGATGCGCGAAGCGAAGAACCCAAAGAAACAAAAAAAGATACTTGCCGAGCTGTGCTGTTGCACTGTCGCCGGCATTGAAAAAGTTTTAAAAGAGGGAACAAAAAATGAATGTTAAGCGTGCTATTCAGGCTTTTGTTACCGGTGAAAAAGTTCGTTTTGACAAGTTTGGCAGTGTCTGCACCGTGGTGGGAATCATCACTCGCAAAAAGCGCCGTTTCGGCGCTCGTCTTGGAACTGAGGAACGGAAAGGCTACAATACCTGCTTTCAACTACTCGACAGGAATGGTGGCACTACATACGAGGCTTTCGCCTCGGACATATCGGAGCTTACGCCTGAAGTGTCCTTCGACTTTCACGAAGCCCTTGGTGTTAAGAGTGATATCAATATACATAAGATGTTTGCTTTCGCAGACGGAGAGGATGGTTAAAGTGTTCTATGTCGTATAACAGAGTGATACTTGTGGGCAACCTTGTCGCTGATCCTGAGCTGAAGACCACGCCCAACGGTGTGAATGTAACGAGGTTCAGGATTGCAGTTGGGCGAAGGTTCACGCGGACAGGCGAACAGCCTCAAGCGGACTTCTTCGATATCGTTGCTTGGCGGCAAACTGCAGAGTTTGTAACGCGTTTTTTTACAAAAGGAAGAGCGATACTTGTTTCGGGTGCTTTGCAATCCCGAACGTGGACAGATAACAACGGAATAAAACACTATGCGGTAGAAGTTGTTGCCGATGAGGTTGCCTTTGTGGATAAGAGGCCAGAAGGTAATCAAACCGTCGCGGCGACACACGCCACTTCATCGGTACCGGCGTCATCGTATCTGAGCGACTTGGCAGGTTATGAGGATTTGGCGGACGATGATGAACTGCCGTTTTAGATGCACTTTTGCGGGGCTTTCTTTCGCGTTTTTGCGACAGAAATCGCCCCGCTTAAAAGCTTGTATGGTGTCCTAACTCAAAACACATTTCGATTAACCGAGAGGGAGATAAAACTGAAATGAAAAATATCGAAAACAAAAACCGTTTGGGGGACGAAAAACGAGTCCTGTCTGTTCCGGTCAAGCGCTCGTTCAAAGAAACATTAAAAGAGGTCGAAGATAGAATCGAGTGGTTCTGCCTTCGGCCCGATCGGCGCCCTCAAGGGCGCGAGCTGGCGATGATCATAGCAGAGGTCGAGCTGTTGCCGCCCGATGCAATGGTGCGCATTGACGGCAATGATATTTCTGCTGCTTTGGTGGCGGAAGTATATAGCGAACTTCGCAACGATCATATTGTTTTTGTGTTGGACAACCTGGCTGCACTTAACTATCGATTCCGCTCGGCCAAGACCTATATAAGAACGGCACTGTATAATGCGGCGCTTACTTTAGAGAACAGCTACGACAATATGGTTAATTCAGAAATCTAAACGGAGGAGAACAATGAAAAGAAGGACGATGCAAAAGTTATATATCACGGGTGGCGGCCGATTCATCGACGGCTCTATCTATATTGAGCAGAAAGTGCCGCGCAATCGTGCCGCTAAGTATCGTCCTACCTCGGAGGCACAGCGAAGGTTGAATGAAGATAACGCTCGCCGCCGAGCGGCAAGAATTCTGCAGGAGAATTTCCGCCCGATGGTTGACTTTATTGTTCACCCTACATACCGAGCGGAGGCTGTTCCCGATTCCGCAGAACGTGTTCGTAAGGATATGCGTAATTTGTTATCGAGAATCAAACGGCTTTATCAGCGCCTTGGAATCAAATGCGAGTTTAAATATTTCGGCACCGCTGTGGGCGGCGAAAAAATAAGAAGACATATCCACCTTGTTATCACCGGTGATTCGCTTCCCGGACTTCGAGACTATATAGAAGCGCTTTGGAAGCACGGTACCTGTAATGTTGACCGCATTCAACCCGATGGCGAATACGGTCTATCTGGTATTGCATCGTATATCTGCAAGAACCATGCCGAAGCCAAGGAGATAGGCGAAAACATATTTGCTAAGCATTGGTGCGCTTCTCGTAATCTTGTGGACCCCGAACCTTCAGAACGCAGAGGCGCTTTACCTTTGTCTTGGTTGGCTAAGCTTGCGAATTCCGCGCCGGCAGTTCGTGAAGAAATGTTGGAAGCGCTCTATCCGAACTACAAGACTGTTGAAATAGATGTATCCGAGATTAAGGATGCGCCGGCAGACCGTAAATACCGTATTTGCGGAAACTACTATGTATTTTTCCGTATGCGCCGCAAGACGAAGAAAGAGTTAGACGAAATGAACAGGAGGAAGCGATTTGAAACGTAAATACACGGCGAACGAAGCGAAAGAGCTTTTGAAAGAATTAAAGCTTAACTATGAATATGTCTGTGAACTCTCAGAACGAGTGAGAGAAGACGAGCTTTTTGCGGAAGGCGTCGGCAGTTCTTTGCGTCCGAAAACTGGCGCTCCTCCGTCTGATAACAGTAAGATGACAAACGGCGTCGCGAAACTTATGAAAACCGAAGAACGGCTCGATGAATATATCGAGCTTTACGCCGCGCGCAAAGCTGAAGCCTTGTCCGCTATCCATCGTATCGAAAACCCTTCCGAGCGAAGGGTCTTGTTGCTGTACTATTTTCCGAAAGAGCCTTTTTGTTCGAATCGGTCTTCTTGCTTCAGGACTTGGGAAGAGGTTGCTGAAAAAATGAAATGCGATGTGCGGACAGCTCAGAGATATCACGGCAGTGCGATTATCAGTTTTGCAAAGAAAATATCTGCGAAAAGAGGATGAAAAATCACTAAAATTCACCAAATGTCACTAAATGCCATTGTTTGTCGCCCTTGTAATGAGTAAAATGGTAGTGTCGAAACAGATAAAATTCAATACGAAGCACTTAGCGAGCGCAGTCCTGACGGCTGTGCTCGTTGTATTTCTGATTGATGCAAGGAGGAATGAGCCATTGAAGAGAAATATCAAGTGATACAAGAACATTTCGAGGATATTCGTACATGGCTCGCTTCAGGCTTGCAACAGAGTGTCTGCGCCAAAAACCTCGGCATCAGATATTCGGATTGGAAAAAACTTCGAGATGTTCATCCGGAATTTTTGGAACTTGTCAAGAGCGCGCGTGTGCGTGCGTGCACGCGACTGAAAAACGCTATGTTCGAGAGCGCGGTGGGCCACACGGTCACTGTTGAGAAAGTTATGAAAGTGCGCACTGTGGAATATAGCGAAGATGGTAAGCGCAAGAAAGAAACCGAAGAATTGGTGCCGTACAAAGAATCGGTATATATTCCGCCGAATTATAAGGCGAATGCTTATCTGCTTGGACATTGGGCAAAGGAGGAAGGCTACACCAACGCCGATCCTCAAATGCTTGAGCTTAAAAAGAAAGAGTATGAGCTGAAGAAAGAGAAGGCTGACAATGGTTGGTAAATACACCCTCGACACCTTTTATTGGTCCAAGGAGTGGAGAACACTTCTTCGGATCCTGAAGAGCGAGCGTGCAGATCCTAAGACAGGAGCCCTCTACTGCGAACGATGTGGCGAGCCCATCGTTGGCAGATATCAATGCACCGGGCATCACAAGGTAGAACTGACCGAGGATAATGTTAATGATCCTGAAATATCCCTGAATCCCGATCTTGTGGAGCTGATACACACATCATGTCACAACATCGAACATAAACGATTTCTTCGGAATATGCACAATGTAAAGACCGGCAAACAGGTCTTTATTGTCTACGGTGCGCCGCTTTCCGGCAAGACTTCGGCGGTTCGCAGCATGGCAACGGATTCGGATTTAATTGTAGACCTCGATGCCATTCGCGGAGCTATGCGCGGTGGTGATATGTACAGCCGTTCGAAATACGGCAATACGATATTCTTTGAAGTTCGTAATCTCTTGCTGGACCGTATAAGGACTCGTGCCGGCAGTTGGGCAAATGCTTATATTATCGGCGGTTATCCTTTCCTATCGGAACGGCAAAGGCTGTGCGAGGATTTTGGTGCGACGGAGATCTTCATCGAATCAACGAAAGAAGAATGTATGGAGCGTCTGATGAGCGATCCCGACAGATTAAAGTATCTGCCAGAATGGAGCGGATACATCGCTGAATGGTTTGAACACTTTGAACCCACCCCCGGGGTGTGCGACCTGCCGAGCCCATAGCCCACTGTTGTCCCCCTCCCTTCTTATTTACGCGGCAAAAATTTGGAAAAATTCGAAATTGCGAAAATTTAGGTTGAAAATATGATTGAAAAGACGAGAAGCGAAAAATTAAGAGATGTTTTCAAATCGGTTCCCGAGGATATTCGGACAATAGCCGAAAATCTCATTGACGATGCGGTGTATTGGGAGATAGAAATAAAAAAACTACGCCAATACCCTCAGTTTATCGTTCACCCGAAGAACCCTAATTTGGCAAAACCGTCCCCGATTTCCAGACAGCTTGAGAGGACGCAGGTGCAGTATACTCAGATCGTAAAAACCTTAGTGATGATATACGCTCGTTCCGGCGGAGAGGACGAGGAGGATCTGTTGGATCAGATGCTGAATGAGTATAAGAATAAACGCGGATAACAGCTATTTAATCGAATACTACGAGCGTTGTTCTGCCGGCGAGTTTATCATCGGCAGAGAAATGCAGACCGAGCTAACTAAGCTTCGAGAGGATATTCTTTCGGAACGGTATATATATGACACTACCGAGGTTCGGAGCCGTATAGATTGGCAAAGCAAATACTGCCTGCAAACCAAGAAGCCATACGCCGGGAAACCTATTCAGCACATGCTTTGGCAAAAGGCTTGGTGGGATGCCGTGTATTCTTTCAAATGGGAGAATAGTTTGCGGCGCTTCACGAGAGGGCTTTGTCTCGTTGGCCGTAAAAACGGCAAAACGGTAATGTTTTCCGCTGACGGCACCAATGACCTATTTGTTGGCGACGAAGGAACAGATATTGCTGTTATCTCTGTTGATGACAAAACTGCTAAATATATATGGCAGGAAATCGCGAATCAACGCGCAAAGCTCGATACCAAAAATAGGGTTACATCAAAGACTCTTGCTGAACTTCGCAACAACAAACGGTATATCACGATATTTCGTATGTCTGCGAAAAGCGAGAATCTTGACGGTGGAAACCTCGATAAGGCTTATATGGATGAAGCTCACGAAGCGAGAGACGATGAGCTTTACGAAGCTGCATGGCATTCGATGGCGATCAAAGACGAGCCTTTTATGTTTATGATCACGACTGAGGGTTTTTTGAACGGCATGTTCCTCGATCGGCGCTTGAAATATGCTCGCGGCGTCCTTAACGATGAAATAGATGACGAAGGTTTTCTTCCGTGGCTTTACACTCAGGATAGCGAAGCTGAAATATGGCAGGACGAAAGCTCCTGGCAGAAGTCAAATCCTTCTCTTGTTTATGGCGTTAAAAAGTGGAAATTCCTTCGCGATAATGTAAAGGCTGCGCAGGTTTCCACGGTAGACCGTGTTCATACCCTTTGCAAAGATTTTAACTGGAAACAGTCTACTGCTTCAGCGTGGCTCGGGGAGGACGAATACAACTTCGAATGTGCCTTCGACCCTGAAGAGTTCAGGGATTCCTACATTCTGGGCGGATGCGACTTTTCGGAAACCACCGACCTTACCGCTGCCGTGGCGCTGGTTATGCGGCCGAAGGATCGAAAAAAGTATATCTTAGTTCATTTTTGGATACCGGAAGACAAGCTTATTAATTCGCCCGACAAAAATGCCGGCGCAAAATATCAGGAGTGGATAGATAACGGTTATATATCTGTCTCGCCCGGCGCGGATAACGATCTTTCCCTCGTCGCCGATTGGTTTCTTGAGCTCAAAGAAAAATACAATATGATTCCATACAGAGTTGGATATGATGTTCGCTCTGCTAAATCATTCAAAAATCGTGCAGAATACCTTGGTATCGATACCGAGGTTATTCCGCAGGATAGAAAAACATTAAATTCCCCGATGAAGCTTTGCGAGAGCGAGCTGAGATCGAGGAATTTGTATTATAACAACAATCCTGTTCTTAAATGGTGCATCGGAAATACCGCCGTATCGGTGGATGATGACCGCCGATGCAAGCCTATAAAGATAAATAACTCTGCAGATCGCCGAATTGACGGTGCCGCCGCTATGATTATTGCCTACGAGACATATCGTAGGTATCGCTCAGAGTATGAGCTTCTTGTAGCTCAATCTGCAGAAGAGGAAGAGGGGGAATAATTTGGCATTTGATTTTTTTAAAAATATTGCGCAAAAAATCCGCGACCGTACCCTGGTTCGCGTAATGAATTTAAACGGTTCTACCGCCGACTATTCATCTTGTGACGATGATGTTTTAAAGCACGAAACGGTGCGAATCGCCGTTTCTGCGATCACTTCTGAATTTCGAAAGATGGAACTGAGACATATTGAAACCGATATTGAGCATAATCACCTGACTCTCGTCCCCGGAAAGATCCAGGACGCGTTGTTTAACCCTAACCCGTTAATGCCTGTTGGCGATTACCTTGAGAGGGTTGCTTATTCGCTTGTGACGAGAAATAATGCTTGGGTGTATGCTCGACAGCTTGATAGAGGAAAAATCGAACTCTGGCCGTTGTCGCCCCGTAGAGTTGAATTCTTGAGGGGTCAAGCAAGCGGCGTGACATTTATTCAAATGACATTTGGTGACGGCTCGAAAACTCTCTTCGCTTATTCGGAAATAGGCCACGCGCGTTTCAATTATGGCGCCGATGACTATATGGGCGGTACGGGGTCTGAGGATGAAGATAACGAAACTCTCGTAAAAACACTTACCACAGAGCATCTTGTAGAATCGGCGATTACCAAAGCCGCGAAAGCTATACTGCAGCTTACCGGTATAGTTCGACTTCCGAGTGCTACGGATGAAAAGAAACAAGAAAAAAAGCTTCGGGAGTTTGAAGCTAAGGTCGACAGAGCAGCAAGTGGCTTTGTCACTTTGGATCCTAAAGCGGAATTTATTCCTATACACCGCAACGGAAGCGCCGTGGACAAGGATTTACTCAGTCACCTCGACAAGAAGATCCTGCGACATTACAGAGTGTCACAGGCTATTGCCGAGGGTGACTTTACCCCGAAACAACACCGCGCATTCTTCCAAGGTGTTATTGAGCCTATGGTCTTCTCTATTGCGCAGGCTCATACAAAGATGCTTTTAACTTCGAGAGGGGCGCCTTTTGGAGAGCGGATCCAACTCTACACCAACCCTGCCGAGTCGATGGAACGCGAAGAAATCATCGAACTTGTCAAAGAAGTTGGCGGCAGAGGCGCTTTGACTAATAATCAAATATTGACATTGTTCGGCTTGCCGCCTTATGAAGGAGGTAACATCCGAATGATGTCGCTGAATTACATCGATGCCAGCTTAGCGGCGAAGTATCAGATGAACAATATCAAAGCAGGAAAGGAGGAGAAAAAGAATGAGTGAAAGCTTGATAAGATATTACAGATCCGAGCTTCGTTCCGATGAAAGTGCCGAAGATAAACGAAAGAAAATTATTGGCAGACCTATTGTTTACAGTCAGAGCACCGATATCGGCGGTTGGTATGAGGAAGAAATCGCTCCCGGCGCTCTCGATGGCTGTGACTTGAAAGATGTATGTCTATTCGTGAATCACGAGGGCAGAATGATTCCCATCGCTCGTCACCGTGACGGAAAGGAAAGCACAATGCAACTTTCCGTGGATGATAACGGCCTGAGCTTCGTGGCTTATCCCGATGTGGAGAGAAATATGTTTTCTGCAGCACTCTACAGCTCGGTAGACCGAGGCGACATAGACGGTATGTCGATGAGGATGTGGGTCTCGGAGGACCGTTGGGAGCGTCACAACACTGATTACCCGAAGCGAATTGTTCTGAAGATCAGCAAGATTGACGAAGTAAGCGCGGTCAATCACCCTGCTTATTCTGCTACGGAAATATCCACTCGTTCCGAGAGAGATTCGTCCCAAATGCCTGACGAACTTCGCAGAGCTTTGGATAAGGATACATCGAAGAATTTAGCCTTATTAAAGGCAAAAATCGAATACAACTGTTTTTGAAAGGAAGAAACAAATGAAAAAAAGATTAATGGCGCATATCGAAGAAAATAAGAACCGCGTTGCCGAACTTCGCGTGCAGGCTAAGAATTCCAATGACGAAGGCGAAGTGAGGAAGCTCGGCGAAGAAATCCGTTCTCTCGAAGCTTCTATCACTGCCGACGAATTGGTATTGAGAGATGTTGAAGGCGGTTCTTTTGATCCGCTTGGCACTTACGGCTCGGGTTCTTCCGGCGGCTCTGCAGAAAATCGTAACGGTGACATCTATGATTCACCCGAATACCGTGACGCTTTTTGGAGGTTCGTCGCTAAAAGAGAAGCGATGCCCAAAAAGTTCCATCTCCGCTCGGGCGAAACTGTCCTTGTTTCTGATCTTACTGCGGTGATTCCTAAATCTATTATCGCCGAAGCGGTTACCAAGAATGAAAACATCGGTAAGATTTGGGCACGATGCCGCCATACCTCCATCGCCGGCACTGCTGTTGTTCCTGTAGCTGACATCGCTCCTGTGGCGACCTGGTGCGGTGAGGATGCAAGTGGTTCCAAGAAGTATGGTGCCAAGGGTGAGATTGTGCTCAAGGCGTTTGGCATCGAGTGCAAGCTCTCCCGTTCGCTCCTTGCTGATGCGAATACATACGATGCGTTCAAAAACGCCTTTGCTGATGTGGCAAGCAAAGCTATCCTCAAGGCAGGTGAAACGGGTGTATTCCAGGGCAAGGCCGAAGATAAACAGTTTACCGGCATTGTCAACGACACTAATATTCCCAAAGAGAATATTATCGAGCTTACTATCGATGAACTCAAGGATTGGGCGACCGTTCAGACTAAGGTTATCGGTGCTATTCCCGATGAATATGACGGCTTCCCCTTCTATATGGCAAAACAGACCTTCTATAATACCCTCGCTACTATGACTGACGATAACGGTCAGCCCATTTCGAGAGTGAACATAGGTACCTCCGGCAAGCTCGAACAGGCATTTGCCGGCTACGAAGTCTGCGATGTGCGTGAGGACTGCCTCCCCAACATCACAAAAGCTTCTGCAGGTGATGTTGTTATGGTATACGGCGATCTTGATAAGTATCTTATCAACGAATCGGTTCCCATGCAGATCATCCACTGGACCGACCATGACAAGAACACCAAAAATACAAAGGCATACCTCGGCGCCGATGGCCATATTATCGATCCTTATGCATTTTTCCTCATCAAACTCAAGGCGTCCGAGACAACAGAAGCCACTGCCTGATCGTAAGTTATGACATCGAATGAGCGGCAGGAGGCTGTCAGAAATATTAACCATTTGCACGACAGCTATCCGATAGAAGCGTTGAATATGACTATCAATGAGGTAATGTGTTGCATGGTGGATTCGGGGGTATCGAAAAAAGTTGTAGAAAGCTCCGTTTCTGTTTACTGCATAGCTCAGGGTGTTGACGACCTTATGAGAACAGGCGGCACCTTTTCGCAATATTTCAAGGATCGCGTCTGCCAGCTCTCCGCCTATGATGATTCGGAGGTGGAGGAATGAACGAGTTTCGACCCGAAATGGTCGCAATTTTTGCGCCTTCGGCAGAAGAAACTTACGACGCTGACGGATTTCCTGTTTCTTCCGAAAAAAATATCTTCGGAGAAGGCACATATTACCCCTGTTTTTGGAAGGACGAAGCGTCGCGAGGTTATGGCAATGCTTCTCGTTATAACGCAAAGAAGAGCGCTACGGTGAAGCTGAAATACCATCCGGAAATCAACGAAGCCTGCAAGCTGTATCTTGCAGGCGATAACAAACCCTTCGATATTATTTCTGTGATAACCGATGGCAGAAGATACGAAATGACATTGAAGGTGGAAAGGCTGGTGAGGACTATATGACCGTCAATCAGGAGATCTGCGAAGCATTTAAGCCTTTAAAGATGCCCGTTGTTCCTGCTCCTTATACGGGGAAAGAAGAACGATATATAGCCTTTCAGGCTTTTTCAAATCCAACCGAATACGGAGATAATGAGCCGAATTCAGAGGTTTACCGCCTTTATGTCGAGCTTTTTCTGCCGTTGAAAGAAAACTCGACAGCGGTTGTCGAGAAAATGAAGCGTTTGTGTTATAAAGCAGGGTTCGGTTGGCCCTCGGTGGTGCCTGCTCACACAGACGACAAACAGCATTTTGTATTCGAATGCGAAACTAACCGCGAAATTAATTTTGAAATTTAAAGGAGATTTAAATTATGGCTACATTTGGCGCAAGCAGTTTTTTCTTCGCACCTTTTGCTTCGGCAGAAACCGCCGAGGCGGCACCTACATACAAAGACGGATTTAAAATTGAGGGTTTGATGGAAGTCACCGATAATCCGAATTTTGCAGAAGCCGAGATCTTCGGAGATAATGTTCTGCAGGACGATGTTCGTGAATTTACCGATGGTACGCTCAACATGAAAACCAACGCTTTAATTCCTGAACACTTCGCGAAAATTTTTGGGATAACACCTGAAGATGATGGAACCTTTGCTTATCCGAATGAGGACAGCATTCCGTTCGGTGGCGCAGGTTATGTGCAGGTTTTAAAGAGGAAAAACGAAGGCTATTTATATCGCGCGTTCTTCTACACCAAAGTAAAGGCTATGATTGTGGGAGAATCCGCAAAGACGAAAGAAAAAGGTTTTTCTTTCGAGGGAGAAAAACTCGATATGAAGTTCTTCAAGCCTCTGCATGGTAAAACTACTTATAAATACAGAAATGAGTTCAAAACTATCGAAGAAGCAGAGGGATGGCTCAAAACCAAGCTCAATATCACCGAGGCGGCGGCAACTTCCGAGCCTGATACCGGATCTGGTTCTTAATCATGGGCGGTTTTAAGCTGCCCGACGGTCGAACTCTCAACTTTCTTTACAACGGCATTGCTCTTCTCAAGCTACGAGAGGGCGATGCCGTTAAGCGCGTTGTAATTGATAACACGGCGCTGTTTAATGCCGCATCGGCGCTTGCCGAAGGCGGAGAGCTTTGGAACCGTTATATGGGCTTTGAGCCTTCACAAATCCCTTCTTCTGAGGATTTTGCAGAGCTGAATAAAGCTCAGCGTTTGAAGCTTCGAATAGCCGTACTGAAGGCGATAGTTAACGGCGCGGGCAAGTCGGAGCAAAAAGAGGATGAATATGAGGATGTTGTTCTCGCCGAGTTGAATGCTCGTGAAGAGAAGAACGAATCCGAAACAACCGAGGAAATACTCTCTGTCGGCGCGATCGCGGGCTTGACGCCGAGAGAATCCTTCTTGGTACCTGTAGGAATGTTAAATAAGCTCGCTGAAAATGCGGCAAAAAGAGGAGGGGCTTTTCCGTGGCTGATGGCGTAACAAGAAAAATAACCGTAAAAATGGTTCTTGAGGGTGAGAAGAAATACAAAGATGCCCTCAGCGACATAAAAAACGAAAGTGGACTTCTCGATGCTCAAATGAAGAAACTCGAAAGTCAATACGAGAATTGCGCAAAGGGTGCGGAATATTATTCGGAAAAACAGCAAATTTTGACTCAGCAAATCGAGAAAAGCGAAACAAAAGTCAAAACAAATGAGTCGGCTCATTCTCACGCTACAGAGCAGTATAATAAAGCAATTAAAGCTATATCCGAATATACGGATGAATTAGCAGAAGCAGACGACAATATAGAACAACTCAAAAAAGAAATTGAGCGACTTGACAAAGCTGAAGATAGCCACAGTGAAACAGTGAAAGAAAGCCTCAAAGCGGAAGAAGCTCGTAAAAAAGAACTGGAGCGCGGAAAAGCTGCCGCTGAAGCCGCTTTAAAGACTGCAGGCGAGCGAATGACCTATTGGCAAACCAGAACAGAATTGGCAAGGGCTGAATGTAATAAGCTCGAAAACGCCCTTAATGGTGTGAAGGTTGAATTTGGAGATTTTAGAGCATCACAAGAAGCGGCTGCAAAATCCGCGCAGGAACTTATAAATAAAACCGAAAAGCTAAAAGAACTCTTGGACGACATGGGTGTTTCTGATAGCACAAACTCTATAAACGAGGATTTGCTGAAAAAATCTAATGTCGTAGATGTCGCCATAAACACAGCGCAAAGTAAGTATTCGGATAATAACAAGGGAATATCTGATGAAATAGGGCTTCAAAGTGCAAAATTGCAAGAACTCGAATCCCGATATGCGAACTGTGCTAAAAACGCCGAATATTTCACCGAAAAGAAAAAGTTGTTACGACAGCAAATTGATCAAACGAGCAAGGATATCGATAATTCCCAGAATGCATACGCTGCTATGAAAACAGCTTCAGAAAAAGCTGCTGAGCAGGCTGGTGTGCTAAAAAAGAAACTTCGTGAACTTGAAAATGCGGGTGAAGATAACAACGAAGAACTGGAGAAAACAAAAAAAGAGCTTGAATCGGTCCAGTTAACTCAGAAAAAAGCCGAAGGAAAGATGACTTCGTGGGCTACCAAGACTGCAAACGCGAATACCACCCTCAACAGATTGAAAAACTCTATCCAAAAAACAGAAGATGAATTGAAGGGGCTCAGCTCATCCGCACAGGAAGCCGAAGGCGAAATGAAAAACCTCGGCGACTCTGCCACAAAGGTAGAAGATCTTCTTGTTGGCATCGGCGCGGCGAAAGGTATCGAAGTAATCAAGGAACAACTCCTCGAGGCGGCCGAGGCGGCGAATGTGCTCGAAAGTGCTATTGCTGAGTCCAAAACTCTTCTTGATACCGATGCGGTAGATAAAAGCTATATATCGGGATTGAGTGACGAAGCAAGGCAGTTCGCTTTGGATATGAATGTCCTCACAACAGAGGTCACTCCTGCACTTTATAATGCGCTTTCCGCCGGCCAGGATGTCGAGAATGTATTCGATTTTCTCGAAACAGCTCAGCAAAGCGCTGTTGCAGGCGTTACTGACATAAATACCTCTACAAACCTGCTTACATCTATCATCAATGCTTATGGTAAAAAGGTTATGAGTGCAGAAAATGCCTCGGATGTGCTTTTTACCACCGTCAAGAAGGGCAAAACCACCTTCCCTGAGCTTGCATCCAGCATTTATAATGTCATCCCTACATCAGCATCGTTGGGCGTGACATTGGAGGATGTCGGTGCCGGCATGGCGACGATCACCGCTTCAGGCACTCCCACATCTGCCGCCGCTACACAGCTCCGCCAGGTTTTTAATGAGCTTTCTACCGCCGGAACAAAAGTAGATACAGCCTTCCGAGAAATTTCGGGCAAGACATTCAAGCAGTTCATCTCCGAAGGCGGCAATGTGAACGAGGCACTTTCTCTGCTTCTTAAATATTGCGACACCGCCGGCACAGAATTCTCGGATCTATGGTCTTCTGTCGAGGCGCGATCTGCCGCTCTTATTCTTACAAAGAATTCCGACAGTTTCGTAACTAACCTGAAGGCTATGCAGAACTCCGCAGGCGCGACTGCTGAAGCATACGGAATTATGGCGGAAACAGGCGATTACGCGCAAAAAAAGCTTGCTGTATCGGCTGAAGCCGTGAAACTTGCGCTCGGCGATGCTGTTGCTCCTGCTTTGAACAACGCAGCGGAAGGAGCTGCCGAATACCTGGATGAACTCGCAGTGCTGATTCAAGCGCACCCAAACTTTGCTAAGGGTGTAGCCGCAGGAACAACCGCGCTCCTAACCTTTGCAGGCGCGTTTGCACTTGTTAAAACCGCTTCTAAGACTTTGGATATAGCTCTTTCCACCTCTAAGATAGGGCTTATTGCCAGCGCTGTGGGCTTGCTTGTAGGTGCTGTTTCATCTTTTATCCTGTTCAGCGATCAGGCAAAAACAAAGGGCGAAGAACTCGCCGACTCTTTAGACTCCATAGCCGAATCGGCTAAGAGCGCTAACGACGCCTTGGAAGACACAAAGGCGCAGTCACAAGGCGAAATCGAAATGCTCGACGATCTTATCGAGAAATACGATGAACTTAATAACAAGGAGGTCTTGAACGCCGATGAAAAGGCTCAGCTTACAAGCATAGTTCAGGAGCTGAAGGCGGTTTATGGCGATTTAGGTTTTGTTCTTGACGAGACCACAGGCAAGTACAGTGTACTGACTCAAGAGATAATAGTCTATCGAGATGCGCTGATGGCTTCAATCGAAGCGGAATACGCGCGAGATTCAGCAAAAAATGCATATAACAGTGCCATGAGCATATTGGAAAATGCCGGTGTTGATGATGTTTCTCAACTAATAGCGAAAAGGGATGAAGCAGCGAGTAAGTATGCAAGTGCTTATACTGATGATCCTTATCAGGCGATATTGGGCGGCGCGTTAAGTTCGTTGAAAGATACTCCGTTATCTAAAATCCCCGGTTTTGATTGGGCGGTAAATGAGGCTGTTGGAGATTCAGCCGCTAAGTGGGTTGATGAAATGAACGCCTTGCAAAATGCTATTGATCTATATAACGAATACAGGTCCGTCTATAACGCTTGGATAGATAGTGTTTCCGGAAGTGATGTCGAAGAAAACAAGACGAAGGAAACGATTGATGAAACTACCGGAGCTTTTGAAAAAGCCGAAGCGGCAATAGAACGATATGACAAGGCTCTGGAAGATCTTCCGCAAACAGGCATAGAGTGGGCGAATGCCGTCAAGAAAGTTCGGACTGAAATCGATTTGCTCAATTCTTCCCTTGAGGAACAGAACAAAAACGGCGAAATCAGTATCGACACTGCCCTTTCTCTTATTTCTGGCGGAACGGAATATATTAATCTGCTTTCTTTTGAAAACGGCGCTATCAGGCTTAACGCCCAAAGCACCGAGACTATGATTAAGCTCCGCATACAAGAGCAGATCACTGCCAACAAAGCGGCCTATGAAAAAGCAAAATCCGCATGGATGGCGGCAAACCAAGAGCTTTATGCGCAGGAATCCCTTTTCAAAGCCAAAATGGGCGAAGCCGAAGCTTCGGGTGATGAAGAACTGTATAAACGCTATAAAGATGCTTGGGAATCTATTGCGAAAGAAAGGTCTGCTACAGCAGAAGAGTTTTGGATCCTTGAAAAGAATGCTAAGGCAACAACAGAAATTCTTGAATCGATGTACAAAAGTATCGAAAACGGAGCTTATAGTTTTTCCGAAACGGGTTCTTCTGCAGAAGAAACAACAAAGTCTATCGATAAAGCGACAGATTCCATATCCGAATTCGGCGAAGCTGTTGTTGAAGCGCTGGAAAATAAATACGATGAGCTTCGCGAAGCCGAGGAAGAAATGATCGACGATAGTATTTCCCATTGGAAAGATTGGGAGGAGAAACAGGTTGATTCTATTGAAGCACAAATCGCCGCTATTGACAATCTGCGTGAAGCCGAGGAAAAGGAAAGTAAATCCGCAGAGCTTTGGAGAGAATACGAGCGTCTTAAATACGAGGCGCGATTCGCTTCGGACGAATACAATCGCGCCGAGTTGGAAAAAGCCGCGGCAAACGCTTTGCAAGAATACAACGATTATCAGCAAGATCTTGCCGATGAAAAGCTAAAGGCGGATTTAACAGCGCAAAAGGAACAGATTGAAGCACGCGCAGAAAGCGAAATATCTGCTCTTGAAGAAAAAAAGCACAATGTCGCCACATATTATGCTTCTATTCTCTCAAATGTAGAAGCGGAGGCTTTGGAACTTATAAAAGGCGATGACGAAGCCTTACTCCAATTGTTGACAAGATATAACCCCGAGTTTTTCGGAAGTGAAGCAAGCTTCAGCGATGAGCTTGCCGCAAATCTGACATCTGCATATATCGAAGCGATATTCGAGAGGGGTGTATCTGCAATAAGTTCCATGGCGGCCAAGGCGTCGCCTCCCGTTAATTCTACTATAAACAACACAACAAGCCTTGCAAGCCGTTCACTAAGCATCGGTAATATAACTGTATACACCTCTGCGGCAACTACAGAAACACAGGTTCGTGACATTGCCGAAGCGGTAATGATGGAAATTAACAAGGCTTTAAACTAAGGAGGTTTTATGACCGTTATAACCTATATTCCTCCCGGTGCGGATCCCGAAGACCGAGACGAGGTGCTTGTGTTTGCATCGAAGTTACTTCCTGATATTGATGCTCTGCTCTCTTCTTCTTTGAGAGGGCTTGAAGGGCTGGAGGCTGAGATATCTACCGTTAAGATCGCCGGCCGCGCAGGTGAAAGAGTGCAGAATGTTACTCTGCCTCCGAGAATAATATCGGATACCGTTACTGTTATCGGTGCAGGCCGAACAAGCTTTTTGGCAAAAAAGAAAAAGCTTATTCGGGTGTTAAATCAAACCAGGGGCGCAGGAACGCTCAAGATTGAAAACGAGAACGGAGCCTATGAGATTGTCGCGTTGCCGCGCAAAAACGGAATAAAGGCAGGAAGGATAGCTTCTCGTGCATCAAAATACGAGATTGAATTCTTCTGTGAAAATCCGTATTTCCGCTCTTGCAATGCCGATGAAGCCGTTATATTTAAAGGTGCCGCGCCGGTCGAGTTTCCGTTGACGTTTCCACTGACCTTTTCTTCCAATGTTGTCATTAACTCTTTGAATGTGAATTCGGAAGAAATGTCCACCCTGTCGCTTTCGGTAACAGGTCCGGCTAAGGATATCAGATTAAGCATCAATAGCGTTGAATGCTCCATACCTGTGACGGTGAAGGAAGGAGAGATGTTCCGCTTAAACGGAGATGAAGAGCGTGCTTATATCGAAAACGAGGAATTTCCGCTCGGGAACAGTTTTGTATTTCCAAAACTTAAAAGCGGTATTAATGAAATCGCGATTTCTTTCGGATTCGCTTCTTCCGCTACGATGGCAACGCTGGCATGGGTGGATGAGGTTTTGGGAGTGTAGATTATGGAATACCCGAAGGTTCATTTGCTGAGTAAAACGCTTAAAGATTTGGGACCGTTGGAATATGTATCGTTAGACTATAACGAGGATTATTACGGAGCAGGCTCGAAATGCCGTTTGGTGGTTCCACTCGACGATAGCGGGATGAAAATCCGAGAGGGTATGTATCTGCACCTGCCCTCTAAGTATCGTTCTCGCACAGCAATAATCGAAGGCTTCAACTATATAGAGGGAACAAACAACCTTATCGATGTTACGGCATACCCTGCTAAATCAATTGCAAAGCGCAGAATCAACCTCCGTTCCTCCGACGATTCTGTCGCTCTTGCAAATTTCGGATACGATTCCGTTCCGCAATGTACGGTAGATATCCCATCGCCAAAGCCCGTGCCGGCTGAAACGGTGTTGAAGACATATGTGAGTAGACACATTGTCAATCCTTCTGATGCAAAACGAAAAATGCAATATGTTTCTCTGGCTTCGGATCATGGCCGCGGCAATGCCATGTTGTGGATGGCAAATCACGGTGATGTGCTTGCTGACACCTTGGAGGATGTCGCGCGCTATGCCGAGGTTGGTTTTCATGTTTATTTTGATGGTGAAAAGCTTTTATTCGATATACTTCAGGGAAAAGATCGAACTCGCCGTTCCGACCGTCCTGTGGTATTTTCACTTCTTGCAGGAACTGCGATCGAAAACACATATAGCTTTTCAAACGAGGAACTGAAAAATGTCGTCTATGTCGAAGGCGAAACGCCGACTTCGGGGCTGAGCTCGATGTTGGCGGTTGCTGACGGCAACATACCTGAAGGCATGGATCGCCGTGAAACCTTTATGACCGCATCATCCGGAGCGTATATCGAAAGCGATACAACTATGTCATATTATCAAATAGGCGTCCAGCATCTTTCTCAACACAAGACCTCCGAGACGGTAAGCTCAAATGTAGTCTCGGTTGGAAATAAGGAATTCTTGCGAGATTGGGATATCGGAGACATTGTATCTGTCGAGAGCTCACGCTTCGACTATTATGCTGATGTGCGTATCACCGGAGTGAAGGAAAGCTACGCTTCGGGCAAGATATCTATCGTTCCAATTTTTGGAGAAAATCCGCGAGTGGAAAAGCGTCTTAAAAGAACTATAAAAAACATAAGGAGATATTAAAATGTTCGGTTACCCGTTAAAAGAAATAACTGCGTCGGAACTGGCACAGGTAAATGCCAGCGTAATTTCGGATCACATTGTGAAGGAATATCATTTTTGGCCAAATTATTCTCCGAGCCGGGGTATAGTGCAGATAGATCCGGGTGAATGTTGGCTTGCCGGCAGATATTGGAATATGGATTCGCGAGCTGAATTCGTTCTTGATCCCTCGAAAAACTATTATTTCAGCATTCGTCTTGATACAACGCCCGATATTCCTGTCTTCTCGATTGTAGCAGAGAATGAGATTCCCGATGTCGGCGCCGGAGTTTACAACATTCTTCTGTTCGCGGTCATTGCAGGTGGATTGATTCAATATGACTATCCTGTTTCACGCACGACCGCGCTTGGGAACAAAATGAATGAATTGTCGCCTTATCTATTGCAATACAACGCTTCGAAAGAAGGTTATTATCTTTCGTTAAATCAAAAAGGCGCCCCTGTAAGGCGCGAGTATTTAGCGATGTCTCTTGTTGAAAATGCAAACGGATATCAGAATGTTATTCTGGAAGCCGAAGCAACGGTATTTGAATACGATATACCTTACAGTATGACTGTGGTAAGGCGTGGCACCTATGGCCCTGCTTGCACTGTCGCTCTCCCCGGCTCTTGGGGTATGTCTGCTTCAGGATTGGCAAATAAGTTTTCGTTCGGTTCTTCGAGTGAAGGAAACGAGGTTATTACCGTTAAATGGATCCGCGCAAGCGCCGGTGATTGTATGATTTGGTGGGTCGAAGATCTTAGCGGTGCTATAATCGAGGAATAAAGTTATGGATATTCAAATCTTTGACGCCCGTGGTGAAGAGCTGAAATATCTTTATCAATGGGATTCCAATGTAATATTAATCGTTAAGAATAAGAGCTTGAGAACTATTACCGAAGCGCATTTCGCAAGACTTGACAGCACATCTGCCATGGTGGTCGAACCCGATGAAAGCGGAAAGATTCCCGTTCCTAACATTCTGCTGACCGAAAGTCGATCTTTTAATCTTTGGTTAACCGATAGCGATCAAACACTCTGCCATTTCATTATCCCTATTCGGTCTCGTCCAAAGCCCGATGATTATGTTTATACCGAAACCGAGGTGCTGGGTTATGAAAGCTTGGAAAAGAGGATCTCGGAGCTTGAGGACGGAGCAGTGAGTGATGAGGCTATAGCCGAAGCGGTGACCGAATATCTTGCTGAACATCCGATAGAAGAAATTCAGGGACCTAAGGGAGAAAAGGGCGAGGACGGTGTTTCTGTTACACATCAGTGGAATGGCACTGTCTTAACAGTAACCAGCGCGAGTGGAACTTCTTCTGCCGACCTTAAAGGCGAAAAAGGCGATACGGGCGCACAGGGTCCCCGGGGTGAAAAGGGCGAGACAGGCCCTCAAGGTCCTGCAGGCGTGGATGGCTATACTCCTGAAAAGGGAAAAGATTATTTCACGGAAGCGGAAATAGCAGAAATCGCGGAAGAAGCAAAGGACTTGATTCCCGTCTACGAAGGTGAGTCTGATGAAGTTGTATTATTTTCTCATTCATGGGACGGCACCGTTTTAACGGTAACATCGCCGAGCGGCACTTCGTCGGCAGATCTTAAAGGTGAGAAGGGCGAAAAGGGTGAGACAGGTGCGCAGGGATCCCAGGGCGAAAAAGGCGAGACAGGCGAACAAGGACCCCAAGGCGAAAAAGGCGACAAAGGTGATGCCGGCACGGATGGCGCAGACGGCAAGGACGGCGCAGACGGTTATACACCCGTAAAAGGAACAGATTATTTCACCGATGCCGATAAGGAAGAAATGGTAAATTCCGTGGCTTCTGCCATGGAAGGCATTCCCGATTATTGGAAAACCGCCCTGGAAGAGGGCGCAAGGGCAATAAATACAGCTCTCTGCACCGCAGGCGCAAATAAATCGGCTTTTCTTTTTTATTCGGATGCCCATTGGGATTACGGTTCCCGAATGTCGCCAAAGCTCCTTAAATATCTTTATGAGCATACG